TACACGCAAGATGCGGTGATGTCGGTGCGGGGCATGAGCGATGACGGCGTGAACGGGATGAGCACGATCGAGCTCGCCCGCGACGCGATCGGGCTGGCTCGGGCGTGCGAGATTCACGGGGCGACGTTCTTCGGGAATGGTGCCCGGCCCGGCGTGATCCTCTCGACCGATAACGAACTTTCGCCCGAGGCGGCCGAAAACACGAGGAACCAGTGGGAGCGGGCTCACCGTGGGGCGGATCGCAGCAACCGAACGGCGGTGCTCCAGGGCGGGCTGAAGGTCAACGAACTCGGCGGAAACAACCAAGAGAGCCAGTTCCTTGAGGCTCGCCGGTTCCAAGTCGAGGAAGTGTGCCGGCTCTTTGGCGTTCCCCCACACCTCGTAGGCGATTTGACCAGAAGTTCTTTCTCGAATATTGAGCAGCAATCGCTCGACTTCCTGACGAACGGGCTGATGCCGTATCTGCGTCGCATCGAGTCTTCGATCGCTCGCGACTTGCTTGAAGGCGATGACGAATACTTCGCGGAGTTCGACACTCGTGGCGTGCTGCGGGCTGACGCTGCCGGGCGAGGATCGTACTACAACACGCTCTGGAATCTTGGCGTGTTGAGCGTGAATGAGATCCGCTCGCTGGAGAATCTCAACCCGGTCGAAAGCGGCGATGTCAGGTTCGTGCAGTTGAACATGACCACGCTCGACAAGGCAGCGGCGACCCCCGAGCCGATGCCCGCGACCGTGGTCGAAGAGATCGTGGTGGACGAGACCGCCCCGGCTCCCGAGCCGGTCGCGGACGCCGCCCCGGTCGAGGCGGAAGAGGGGCCGCAGATCGCCGACGTTTCGCTCAACGGGGCGCAAGTCTCCAGCCTCTTGGAGATCGTCGCCCAATACAACGCCGGGCTCCTCAACGAGCAAGGTGCGAAGGCGATCATCGCTGCTGCGTTTCCCGGCATCCCTGCATCGACAATCGACGCGATTATCGCGGGCACCAGCACCGCCCCGGTCGCGATGCCGGGCGAAGCTCCAGCCCCCGGGCCGGTCGTGGAGCCCGAGGCTCCCGCCCTGGAGGAAGCCTCGCAGCGTGCCGCCCCTGACGGTGTTGATGTTGGCGACTTCGTGTCGTGGGGCTCAGGCGACGGTCGCGGCCGTGGCCGCATCACCCGCGTCGTTCGAGACGGCGAAATCAACGTGCCCGATTCTTCCTTCACTATCCAGGGAACCGAGGATGACCCCGCCGCACTGATTCGCGTGTACCGCGAACTGGCGGACGGCTGGAATGCTACTGACACGCTGGTGGGCCACAGGTTTTCTACCCTCACGAAGATTGACCCGCTTGAGAGGGAGCCTGCTTCGCGTGCCGCCCCTTACTACGAAGGCGATTGGGTCACGCTGCCCGATGGTCGCGTGGGCCGCGTGGATCACGTCATGACCGAGGGCGAGTTGAACCTGGGCGACGTGGCGATGCCCGCGACGCCTGACGCCCCGGTGGCTCTCGTGAGCGTGTGGGAAGGCGAGTCGTTCGGCGAGCCGGTGCCGGTCGCGGTTTCCGAACTGCAACCGGCAGAAGAGCCAGAGGCGGCGCGGGCGTATGGGAAGCCAAAGCGGAAGCCTCGGAGGCGGAAGCGTGGCAGCTAGGTATGACCGCATCGACTTCAGCCCGCCGGCTGGCGTGCGGGAGGAAGCAGCGAAGGGGCTCGCGTGGCGAGACGAGTACGGCCGAGGCGGCACGGCAGTCGGCGTTGCCCGAGCACGCGACCTATCGAACGGAACGAACATCTCGCCCGACACGGCGAAGCGGATGGCGAGCTACTTCGCCCGGCACGAAGTGGACAAGCAGGGCGAGGGCTGGAGCCCCGGCGAGGACGGCTTCCCGAGTGCGGGCCGGATCGCGTGGGCTCTGTGGGGCGGCGATCCGGGGCAAGCGTGGGCGAGCAAACTGACCAAGCAGATCGAAGCGGCTGACGAGGAGGGCAGGAGCATCATGGGCAACATCGAAAGACGTTCCTTGGCGATCGACGAGATCGAGTCGGCAGTGCCGCTGCTCGCGGTCGAGAGCCGCAGCGAGGATGACGGCAGCGAACGCGAATACGTCGTGGGCTACGCGGCGAAGTTCGGCGTGCTGTCCCTCGACCTGGGCGACTTCGTGGAGCGGATCGACCCCGGTGCCTTCGGGCTGGTCGCCGAGCGACGCGGCCGGCGGAAGCCGCTGGAGACGCGAGCCCTGTGGAACCACGACCCGAACTACCCGCTCGCCCGCTATCCCGGCACGCTGCGGATGACCGTGGATGAGGTCGGGCTGCGGTACGAGTTCCCCGTCCCCGACACGTCCTACGGGCGGGACATCGCGAGCAACATCCGGGCGGGCATCGTCAAGGGCTCGTCATTCAGTTTCACCGTGCCGAGCGGCGGCGATTCGTGGGCGGTCGAGGACGGTCGCAGCGTGCGGACGATCCAGAAGATCGACACGCTGCTCGATGTCGGGCCGGTGACGTTCCCCGCGTATCCCGATGCCGATGTGAAGGTTGCCCAGCGGTCATTTGACCAGTACCGGCAGCAGCAGGAGATCGAGGTGGCGAAGCGTTCGCTTGCCCGGTCGCGTGCTGCCGAGATTCGCGAGTATCTGAGGCAGCATGGCCGCTAGTGGTGATTCGTGCCCCCGGTGCCGCGATGGCAAGCTCGCCGTCGCGTCGAGTGTTCGCAGCGGCGAGTATCAGACTCGCTATCTGCGGTGCCAGCGGTGCGGCTGCACCGACAAGCAGATCGTGCCGGGCAGTGAAGTGCGGCGGAAGTCTTTTACTGCCGAGCGTGCCTAACTGAATGGTTTCGGGGCGTGGCTCCTAGTTTCGGGGTAGGCGATGCGATTGCGTCGCCACGAACCCGACTACAGGAGCCTCCCTCGTGGACAAGATCAAGGCACTGCTCGAAGAACTGGCCGCCGTCGTTGCCGAGATGGAGGCGATGACCGAGGACGCCCCCGAGGGTGAGGCTCCCGCCGAGCCGATGACCGAAGAGCAAGAGGCGTCGCTCCGGTCGCTCGAAGTTCGGGCCGACAAGCTCAAGGAGCGGATCGAGTTCCTGACTCGCGTGCAGGCGAAGGAACTGGAACTCCGCAGCGTTCTGGAGCGTGCCGCTCCCGCCAAGAAGATCGAAGCCACCGAGGAGACCCCCGCCGTGGAGAGTCGCAAGACCCCCGTGTTCGCGATCCCGAAGTCGAGCCGTCCCCTTCGCGGTTTCAAGAGCGAAGAGCGTGCCTACCGTGCTGGCATGGCTGCCAAGGCGAGCTTGTTCAACGATGACGAAGCCCGGCGGTGGTGCCACGATCACGGCGTCAACTTCCGTGCCCAGGCGGGCGGGATCAACTCGCTTGGCGGCGTGCTGACCAATGACGAACTCTCGACCGAGATCATCCGGCTCGTCGAGGAGTTCGGTGCCTATCCGGCGAACGCCCGCAACGTGACGATGAACAGCGACACGCTGTTGATCGCCCGTCGCACCGGCGGTCTGTCGGCTCGCCCGATCGGTGAGAACGCCGCTCCGACCACGAGCGACGTGACCTTCGACAACGTGCAACTCGTCGCGAAGATCTGGGGCGTGGACAACCGCGTGCCGATGTCGCTGATCGAGGACTCGGTTATCAATCTCGCCGATGCGATGGCGGTCGAGGTGGCCCAGGCTTACGCCGAAGCCTTCGACAACTCCGGGTTCATCGGAACCGGCAGCGGCTCGCTCTACCACGGCACCGTGGGCGTTGCGGTCGCGATCAACGACGGCACGCACTCGGCGAGCGTCGTGACGGCTGCGACCGGCAACAACACGTTCGGTGCGGACACCACGAGCGGGCTCGACCTCTCGGACTACACGAACGTGGTCGCTCGGCTGCCCCTGTACGCTCGGCGGAATGCCAAGTGGTACATCAGCCCGGCTGGCTACGGCTCGTCGATGCTGCGGCTCATGATGGCTGCGAGCGGCAACAACCAGGCCGACGTGGCTGGCGGTGCGAACCTGTCCTTCCTGGGCTTCCCGGTGGTGCTCGTGCATCCCCTGGAGAGCCGCCTGACCGGCACCGCGAATCA